AGTGACGAGAAACCAGTAGAAGAAAAGAAAGAATTAGAAGAATACAGTGAAGGCGTTCAAAAGAGAATTTCGAAACTAGCGAAAAAATGGCGTGAAGCGGAACGGCAAAAAGAAGCCGCGATCGATTATGCCAAAGGCGTTCAGTATGAGCATACTCAATTAAAGACCCGATTTTCAAAACTAGAGCCTAATTATGTGAAAGCTCTTGAAAACAGGGTAACGTCTGGAATGGAAGCGGCTAAAGCTAAACTTACTACGGCAAGAGAAGCGGGCGATATTAATGCTGAAGTAGATGCACAAAAGTCAATTGCACAACTCGGTATTGAAGAAGTCCGGTTAAATGCTTTAAAAGACAGACAGTCTCAGGATAAAGAACAGGCAGTAAAAACGCCTTCTTTGACGGATGCTGTCGGAAAAACTCCGCCACCAGATCCAAAAGCTGAAGCATGGGCTGAAAAGAATGCATGGTTTGGGAAAGACAATGCGATGACCTATACGGCTTTTGATTATCATAAGAAACTAACGGAGGACGAAGGCTTTGATCCTAATTCAGATGAGTACTATGCTGAAATAGATAAACGAATGAAGCTTGACTTCCCGCATAAATTTGGTAAGACTGATTCACAGGAATCGACTAAACTAACACAAACAGTAGCTTCGGCGAAGCGAAGTGTAAATCCTAGTCGCAAAACTATCAGGCTCACATCATCTGAAGTTGCAATCGCCAAAAAATTAGGTGTGCCACTAGAAGAATATGCGAAACAATTAAAAATCATGAAGGAGGTATAAGCATATGAGTAACGAAAAAATTAAAACTTCCCGTGCGAGTCAAACTAGAGAAAAAACTATTAAAAAAGCAGTTTGGACTCCCCCATCATCTTTAGATGCACCCCCTGCGCCTGCAGGATTTCATCACAGGTGGATAAGAGCTGAAACTATGGGCTTTACAGATACAAAGAACATAGCCGGCCGATTAAGATCAGGATACGAGCTTGTAAGAGCTGATGCATATCCAGGATCTGAATATCCAGTGATGACGGAAGGCAAATACAAAGGGGTAATCGGAGTTGGTGGCCTGTTGCTGGCAAGGATACCAGAAGAGATCGTCAAAGCGCGCGATGAGTATTTTAGAAACATTACTCAAGATAAAGACGACGCGATTGAAAGCGATCTTATGAAGGAACAGCACCCAGGAATGCCGATCAATGCTGAAAGGCAGTCCCGTGTAACCTTCGGTGGTACTAAGAAAGACTAATTTATTAGCGATTCTTACCCAACGAAATTAAAGTAAACCGTAAACCACGAATAGTGGTTTACAAAGGAGAAAAAACTATGGCAAATCAAGACGCAGCTTTTGGTTTTAGACCTGCAAGATCACTTGTAGGTGGACAAATCAGAACTGAAGAGTACAAGATCGCCAACAACTACAATACAGCAATTTATACTGGTCAAATAGTTGAAGGCGTAGCAGCAGGTGGCGTTGAAGCCGCAGCAGCTGGAGACACTCAACAATTAGGTGTTTTCGGAGGTGTGTCTTACACAGACCCTACTACTAGCAAACCAACTTGGAGCGCTTATTATCCAGCAAGCACAGCAGCTGCTGATCTTAAAGCATCCGTATATGCAGACCCAGAGATCGTGTATGAAGCACAGCATAGTGGTACAGGAACAGCAGCAATGAATAATTCATCAATGGATTTTGCAGGTGTATCTGGAAGTACTATTACTGGCCAATCAACTTCAGAATTAGATACGTCTAATTCTGGAACAGGTGGTAACTTCAAACAAATCGGAATCTCAACAGATCCCGATAACAGCGATACAAGTTCAGCTAACGCTAACGCTTATTGCGTTTTCGCTACTGGTCTTCATATCTTTAAACTAACAACCGGCGTATAATAGGAGTATATAGACAATGGCAATATCACGAGCACAACTAGTTAAAGAACTAGAGCCTGGTCTAAATGCACTATTTGGGCTGGAATACAAAAACTATGCTAACGAACACTCACAAATTTTCGATACAGAAAATTCAGACAGAGCTTTTGAAGAAGAAGTTATGTTATCTGGATTCGGAAATGCGGGTGTAAAACCTGAAGGTTCAAGTGTTAACTACGACGCGGCAACTGAAACTTTCACGGCTCGTTATACGCATGAAACACTTGCTTTAGCGTTTTCAATTACTGAAGAAGCGATTGAAGACAACTTGTATGACAGACTCGCGTCTCGTTATACAAAAGCATTAGCTAGATCTATGGCTAATGCTAAACAAGTTAAAGCAGCAAACGTTCTCAATAGAGCGTTTAACAGTTCATACACTGGCGGAGATGGTTTAGAACTTTGTTCAACAGCACACGTAATTGTGTCTGGTACAGAACAAAATGAACTATCAACTGCAGCAGACTTAAACGAACCTTCATTAGAGCAAGCAATGATTGACATTGCAGCGCTAACTGATGAAAGAGGTTTAAAAATTGCGGCTCAAGGAAGAAAAATGGTTGTTCCTTCTGCGCTTCAATTTACTGCTGAAAGATTATTAAAATCTGTCGGTAGAACTGGAACAGCTGATAATGACATCAGTGCTGTTGTATCTATGAATGTGATTCCACAAGGTTATGTGGTTAATCACTATTTAACTGATACAGACGCATGGTTCATTAAAACAGATGTTCCTAACGGACTAAAACACTTTGTTAGAGCACCAATCAAAACCGCTATGGAAGGCGATTTTGAAACTGGTAACGTTAGATACAAAGCTAGAGAAAGATACAGCTTCGGCTGGTCTGACTGGCGTGGTGTCTTCGGATCACCAGGTGCGTAATAAATAATTAAGGAATGAGGCGGCCTCAAAACCGCCTCATTTCGTTTATAAAGATAGAAATTACCTATGAAAAACTTCAGAATTCAAATTCGATGCTACGGTTATTATGCTGACTTTAAAGTCACGTGTAAGGATACAGCTATAGATATAGAAAATTCAATCCTTGACAAACTAGGAAAAAATGAGGTAAAGTTCGAAAAAGATGGATTTTCAGGAAAACATCTTAAATGGATAACCTATGAGGAGGTTATAAATGACTCAAGACCTATACACTATGAAACGGTCCTTGGAACTCGAGTGGCAACAAGAGCACCTGAAGGAGGGCAAATATAATATAAATATGTCTTATATTGATAAAAAAATTCAGGAAATTGTTAAAGAGATCATTGCCAAAGAGTTTGAAGAAGCAACTCGTCTTGAACAAATTAAAGACGCCCAGGCCGAAGTTTCGATAGCCACTTAAGCGCTATCAAAAAATCAATTTTTTACCACAGGATACCTTGCACTTTTTTTAAAAAAGGGCTATAGATTAATTACTATACATTAAATTAAGAACGTAGACGAGTATAGCGACGACCTAGAGACTACGTTCGCATAATCTAGGAGGATTATAACATGGCAAACACAACATTTAGCGGTCCTATTCGTTCAGAGAATAATGTACAGCTAATTAGTAAAACTGCATCTACGGGTGTAGTTCACAACAGAACCCAAGGTTTTGGGTTGAGGGATGCACGAAGATATTATCTTTATGAATCTTTTGCTAAAAAACCAGGTCTTAATGCGGTTGCTATCATAGACCCAGATGCGAATTCAGCTTCTGATCTAGCAGCATACACAATCGTTAACAAAGACTTTGAAACATTGGGTACTAACTACACGACTGCTTTGACTACTTATCCAGGAACTCAAGCAGGAATCTTAATGACAACAGCAACGGCTGATCAAGATCAAGCAATTCTGTTACCACATTTGGACACTAACCAATCAGCTTGGGCTAAAGTTCTATGGGGTACTGAGAATCAGGTTGAGTGGGAATGTTCAATTAACTTAGCTGCAACTGATAACCAAAAAGTTTGGGCTGGTTTAAAATTGACTAATGATCAATTGCCTCAAACGGATGCGGACCAAGCATATTTCTATTATGCAAGTGACGCAACGAATGGGCAATTAATTGACAACTACGCACCATG